GCGCTCATCGTGTCGTCGGTTGTGCTGCTGTTCTGTATCTTGATCGTGGAGGTGATGTCGTGACAGAGTTTCTGCTTAACATCGCGCTCGGGGTGTACGCCGTCCTCGGCGTTTTCGCCTTGGGCGTTATTCTGGCGTTCGTCTTCTCGGATCGTCTATGAGCGACCCGATCAACCCGGCCCACTACCGCGTCGGCTGCATCGAGTGCATCGACGCCATCGAGGCGCAGCTCTCGCCGGCGGAGTTTCGCGGGTATCTGCGCGGGCAGGTGGCCAAGTACAACTGGCGGCTCGGGCTGAAGGACAGTTTCGACCAGGACGCCAAGAAGCTGCTGTGGTATGCCTCGCTGCTGGCCGGCGTGGACCCGAGGAAACGCTAGACCGCCTCGCCGCGGAACCACGCCGTCCCGTTGTCCACCACCACGATCTCAGGCGGGAGGAGCCGTCCCTCGCGGAAGGTGAGCACCGCGAAGCCGCTCGCCCAATTGACCGGCCCCGCCTCGACGTAGGTGAACTGCGGGCCGCCGACGTCGGCCATGGTGCCGGTGTCCACGCCGTATCGACGGCCTCGGTAGTCGGCCCAGGGCGTGACCTTGAGCTGGTGCAGGTGGCCGTGGACGTAGGAGACGCCCGCCTTGAGGGTCGAATTGATGGCGGCGTGGATGCCGCCGACGACCGGGCGATGCCGGATGCAGGTCCACCCATCCGTCCGGGCGTTGAGGTGCAGCGCCCAGCCGGCGCGCCACTTGGGCAGGAAGTCGAGCAGCGTCGAGCCCGGCATGCCCTCGACCTCGGAGACGCGGCCGGAGAGGTAGTTCTCGAAACGTGCGTCATGGTTACCAATCGTGCGCACGAGCTTGGCCTTGCCTGCCGCTCGCTCGATCTCGGCGCACCGATCCTGCACGGCGTGGATCTCGTCCTTCAGCTGCGGCTGCTGTTCCCACATGATGCGCGGGTGCCGCGAGATGCGAGCGCCGTCGAGGATGTCGCCGTTGAGCACGACCATCGCGGGGTTGAGCGCCTTGGCGAGACGGCAGAACGCCTCATGCGCGACGGTGACGATGCCGGGCCAGTAGTGGCAGTCGGAGGCCACGAGCACCACGCCGTCGGTGATGGTGTCGTGCATCTCGCCCTCGTACTTCTCGGCGCGTTCTGCGGCGAGGGCGTTGGCGCGGCGTCCGGCGAGGCTCTGCTCTCCCGTGCCGCGGATCGGGTTGATTGCCTCGAGCGCCATGCCGTATTTCGCCTCCATCGACCGGCGGCGGCTGTAGACGTTGCGGATGTTGATGCCGAGCGCTTTGGATACTGCCGAGGCTTTCTTGAGGCGTTGCCAAGCGGCGATGAACTCTTGATCCGATGCGGTCAGCGGCACGGCTTGGCTCCCGAGTCGAAGGTGGTCAGGGACTGGTGAAGCAGGCTCGCCAAGTTGTCCACGAAGACCTCATCGTGTGTCAGTGGATGGTTCATTTCATCGAGCAAGGCGTGTGCCCACTCGTGGCAGAAGGTCTGCTGCAGCTCGGTGTCCCCCTGATCGCCGCGCAGGTCGATGCGGTGACAGGTCGGGTCGTACATCCCGACGGTGTCTTTGGGGTGCGGCCAGCGGGTGCGCGGCAGGATGCGCACGGTGAGCTGATGACCGTGCAACTGGAACCGACGCGGGATCTGCAGCCGCTCATGGCGGCTGGTGCGGTCAGTCTTGCGGCGGGCGGGTGCCTGCTTGGACATTGGCTGCGCCTCCCGTTTGGGTGCGGCGAGTGTAGCCTCAATCCTCGGTCGAGAGAAGCCCCGGCACCTTGGCCCCGAATTGCACGTCCCCGAGACGCCGCTGCGCGCGGCCGATCTCCTCACGCATCAGGAGCTGGTCCTCGACCTTGAGCCTTTCCAGGATGCGCCTCTGCTGCTCCGGGTTGACCGTCGTCAGCATCCGCGCCATATCCGCGCGCACCTCTGGGGTGAGGCCGCGCAGGCGGCCGCCGGCGAGGTTGAGGATGGTCATCACCCGCGCCGCCGGGCCACCCGCGGCGAACTGCATGGCCTGCTCTGCGGCTGCGAGCTGGTCCACGCCCTGTCCTGCCGCCGCCTGCGTGCGCGCCGTGCGCGACCCCATGTTGGGATTGATGTTGCGGGCGAACTCTTGAAGCTGGCGCTCCTGCCGGATCTGTAGCGCCGCGCGAGCGGCCGCTTCCGGCGTCGTGGCGATGAACCCGAGCAGGTCGCGGTTCTGCTTTGTCGAGGTCAGCATCCGCGCGAGCCCGGCGTCATCCGCCGAGGCCAGCCGGTTGAACAGCGAGTCGCGCGCGGTGTCGCGCACGAGATCGAGCTGGTCAACCGTCAGGCCGCGCACGGCGACCTTGCGCTCTGCCTCGCTCATGTTGATGAATCGCTCCCCAAGTTCCGAGAACTTGATGAGTTCGGAATCCTCAAAGAACTTGGCGCGCGCGTCGCGGTACTCCGGCACCAAGTCCTTGACCTTTTCATCAAGCGACTTGAAGAGCGCGTTGATGCCGGTGGCGTTGACGCTGCCAGCGCGGAATGCCTGGTCCTTCTTGGCGCGCAGCGCGCGCAGCAGGTAGTCGAGCGACGCCACCGACGGGTAAGCGTTGGCGATCAGGCTGCCTTCCTTGTCGAAGAGGTCTGGCAGCTTGAGGTTTTCCTGCCTCAGCGCATTGAGCTGCGCCTGCTTGTAGAGCGAGCGCGTCAGCGGGTCTCGGGCGATCATCTCGACCACTTCCTCGTCGGGGACGATGCCGACCGCGCGCGCCTGCCCGTAGAGCTCGCTCGCGTTGCGGTCTCGCGCGCGCTTGAGCCGCGCCAGCGTGTCCTGCGCGAACTCGCGGTTCCCGCCGGTCATCTGGTTGACGATGTTCATGGTGCGCGCGCCGGACTCGGCGAGGATGTTCTGCGACGCCTCGCGGGTGATGTCCGCGGCCTTGCCGCCGCCGATGCCGGCGCGCTCGGTGGCGAGCTGGCCGGGCATCCCGAGGCGCATCCCGAAGGGAACCGTCTCTCCAGGCGAGGTGAGCGCGACGTCGCTCTCGAGGCGCGGGATGTCGGTCTTGGACTCGCGCACGGCGCCGAGTACTTGCTGCGCTGCGATGCGCGGCTCGTTGGGGTTGAAGGCGCGGCCCATCACGGCAGAGCCGCCGCGGGCGAGGCTGCCCACCGCGCCGGCGACTGGCGCTGCGACGGCGCCCAGCGCGCCACCCGTTGCGGCGCCGGAGAGGCGTTCGCCAGGCTGCGCCTCGAGCGCGCCCTGCGCAGCTCCGATGCCGCCGCCCATGGCTGCCTCGCGGCCGAGGCGCCCGTATGCGGATGTCACCGCGCCGACCTTGCCGAACGGGTTGGGCGAGAGCAGCGCGCCGGCGAGCTCGGAGACGCCGTAGGTGAGCGGATTGGCGCGGCGCATGGCCTCGCGCTCGGCCGCCTGCGAGGCCAGGCTCTGCCGGTACGGCATCACGCCAGCCGCGGCCTCGATGCCCGCGATGGGCTCGTCGGCGCCGCCGTAGGTGAAGCCCTGACCGAAGCCCTGAATGGCCGTGGGCAGGACGCCGGTGCGGCCGGAAGTTTCGGCGCCGCGCTGCAGAGCCGCGGCCTTCTCGCGCCGCACCCTTTCGATGACCTCCGGCGAAGTGCCGTCGGGGAATCGGGCCGTGGTGCCGTCAGGCATCTGGACTTGGATAGGCATCAGCGCACCTTGTTTCCTTTCTCGTCGTACTCTTCGACCTGCCCGCCCTGCTCCAGGATGGAGCGGATCATCTGGGCCTGCACATTAATCGGGTACATGGCATTCGGGAACTGCGCGCGACCCGCGTCCACGTCCGCCGCCGTGATGGCCCCGGTCGGATTCTGCTGCATTGCAATGCCAGCGCCGCCCTGATTGGCCGGGGCCATCAGGTCGGCGTTAGCCGACTCGATCACGGCCTTTCCGAAATCGCCGACCAGCGGCAACCCGGACAGCATGCGGGCCGGAGCGCCTTGCAGCACGCGGCCGCCCTTGCGCCGCATCAGGTCCTCGATCTCAACCGGGGACATCCGCTGAATCTTCGAGAGCGGTTCGCCGGTGATGTTGGCAGCGTATTGCAGCGCCGCCGAGCGCGTCATCTGGCGCCCGGACTGCTGCCGCTCGTTGCCGGCGCCGGGTGCTCCGGGCGCGCCAGCCGCTGCGGCACCGGCCGCGCCGGCCTGTAGCACCTGCGGCTTGCCCGTCTTCGGGTCGATGTAGACCACCGAGCCCTCGCGGAAGCCGAGCGCGCGCGCCCGCTCCGGCGGCAGGATGCCCGGCGGCATGGCCGCGCCGCCCGGCGCCACTGGCGCCCCACCACCCACCGCCGCCCGCGGCGCAGCGCCGCCCGCGACCGCGCGCGACACCGGCAGGACGCTCAACTTGCCGCTCGCGTCGCGCTGGATGATGGTCCCCGCAGGCGCGCCGAGCTGGCGCACCTCGGCGGGCGAGAGGGTGGTCGTGCCAGCCTGCTGCGGCGGCGCCGTGAACCCGCCCGTGAGCGGGTTGTACACCGACCCGCCCACCGTGCGCCCGAGGGTGCCCTCGGTGGCGAGCTTGGCGAGGTCCGGGGCCATCTGGCCGAGGTCACGCCCCGCCTGAGAGCCGTAGAGCGCCGCTGTGGCGCTGCGCGGGTCTTGGCGGTACCGTGAGGTCAGCTCGCCACCCTCGCCGCCAGGAAGGCTCTCCAGCCGCCCGGCGGAGCCGCCGAAGAGGCGCCCCACGACCTGCGGCATCAGCGCCTCGGCGGCGGCTTGGCGGCGGGCGAGGCCGGCGGCCTCACGCTCGGCGGCGCGGCTGGCGCGGATGCCCGCCAATGCCTGATCGCCGGCGCCCGCCCCGGCCATGTTA